TCCGTCACCTGACAGCGAGGGCACGAGACCCAGCCCGCGGCGTCCCAGACCTCTCCGCATACGTCGCAATTGGTCGGCGATTCGAACTCGACCATCATGGCTTTCCCTGCTCCCTGGATGATGGCTGCGACGGTCGCGTGAGGTTTTCGGCCTCGTTCACCGCGTTCGCGGTCTCCCGGATATCCGAGAAGGCTTTCTCCGAGGGCTGGCCTCCGGTCCGGTATGCGACGAGGAACCGGTCGAGAGCGCGCACGCGCTTCACGAGATCCTTCATGACGCGAGCTTCGGTTTCCGTCACGGCTTCCGCTCCTTGCTGGGCAGCTCCGCGATGCGTGCATGCGCTTCGAGGACCCGTCGAAAATCCTCAGTGAAGTCGGTTGCAAAGTGCTTCCTCGCAAGCAACGCAGCGACGCTCGTTGCCTCTGGCGTGAAGCCGTCGAGCCCGTAGCAGGAGCAATGCGAGCAGTTCGCCTCGTAAAGGATACCGTCGCGTTCGAAAACGCAGACCGCGCAACCCTCGTAACTGGGCGTGTCGTAGTCGGCGTAGAGCACTCGAGTGTTGGGCTGGGAAAGCTCCTCTCGGGAGCCCGTCCACTCGCCGAACATGTCCTCCAGCGTGGACCAGTTCCCGCGAATGATCGGCATCGCAGGAAGCGGCTTGGCACACGCATGCTCCGGCTTCAGCGTCGGGTCTGCCGGCATAGCGAGGACATCGCCGCACTGGTCGCAAAGGTCTTTCGTGTGATCAACAGCGGTGGTCATTTCTTCTCCTGGCCTGGACTGTTCGACTCCGATAGCCACTTGTCGCCGCTGCCGGGCTCGAGCGTGTTCATCGCGAGCGCGCGCAGGTTCCCGGTGAGGGACCCAGTCGACGCGATCGCGCGGAGCACGGTGCGCAGCTTTTCGGCGTCCTCGATCGCCTGATTCCGGGTGGCCAACGCCTCGTCGCGGAGCTCGCGCGCGAAGCACGCTTCGGTCACGCAGCGATCCGTGTTCGCCTCCGACGTCCCGAGCCGGTACGCCTTGGCGATCTTGTCGTAGGCCGCGGCCTTCCGCTCGAGCGCGCTCACGAGGACTCCAGCGGCTCGCCCGCGCGGGGCAGCTTGACGAGGCGATAGAGGCCGCCCTCGAACATCGGCTTACACCGATTGCAGAGGTAGCAATAAGCCCCGTCCTCGTCCTCACCGAGCCACGTCGCTAGACGCGTGCAGCGCGGTCCGTTCGCGGATACGCCGGCGCGCACGTCGCATTGGAGCTTGCCAGGGAGCTCGACGCCGCGAAGGTTCCTAACCGCCATCGCGACCTCCGCCGATCGGAGGCGCGGTGCGTGGCGGAGCAACCTGCACAAGCATGTTCGCGACCTTTGCGTCGCCGCACTCGACGATGCTGAGTGCGACGTACCCGTCCTGCAGGCCGAAGCCCGACAGAACGCCGGTGACGAGGCGGACGAGCGGCTCCTCGTCGGTGTAGCGGTTGTCGTACTCGTTCCACTCGTCCAGGACGAGAACGTCATCGGTCTTGTAGTTGCGGTCGTCCTTTCGGATCTCGAACCACTTCAGCCGGTACTTCACGAGCTGGAAGGGTGTGCGCCACGTCTTCAGGCGATGGATCGTTCGGTGGAGATCGCTCACTTGGATTTGCCTCCGCGCTTCTTTTTGTTGAGGTCCTCATTCATCGCTGCGCCGAGGAGGAAAAAGAACATGTTCGAACCAACGAGAATGACGATGCCAGCGACGACCCAGCCAGCGATTCCAAGGCCGCTCATTTGCTATGGCCTTCGGTGACCTGACCCGCGGTGCGTGGGCCAGGTCCGTCGACAAACGTGACGTCGATCCCGACGTCGCCGAAGAGCTTGGCGATGCGTCGCTCACGCAAAGCCTCATCGAGCGCGACGTCGTCGTTCGTGTGCACGAGGTCGACCGCGATGCGTGACTGCCCGTTATTCGGTCCGAGCGTCCACGCAGCCTCGGCGGGTAGGGCCTCCTGGAGGTGCGCCGGGATGTATCGATCTTCGAGGCGGTCGTCCTCGACCCCGAGATCGGACAGATAGATGCCGAGACAGCACTGCCGACCGTCGTGGCGAAGAAGAGAGGTCTCGAGGCTCCCTCGGCACCATCGGTTGCGATCGATCACCAGAGAGCGACGGTCACCCATCGCTACCTCCCTGGACGTTGGAGGCCAGACCCGAGAGCCGCCAGAATTCCGCCCAGTCTTCGGGTCGCATCGACCCGTGCTCAATTTGCGAGAGCGCCACCGCCGAGATCCCAAGACGGGTCGACATCGCGCGCAGCGAGCATTCCGCCGCGATGCGCGCCTTTCGGAACGCGGCCGCCTCGGGGGAGGCCGGGTACGTCGGACGGGTCACCATGCGCAGCTCCGCGATGTCCGGGCCGTCGACGAACGCCGGCGCGGTCGACGTTCCGATCGGAGTCACGTCAACGAGCTTCATTTCTTCAATCCTTCCTGGACGTTGCTGGACGTATCTCCAGGCCGTTTGTTTGCGCGGATGCGCTCGACGCACACGAGAGCGCCCGCGGCCTCGTCGGCGGTGTGGGCCTCGAGATACGCCTCGTTGCAGATCTTGGCGCACGCCTCGCGTTCGTCGGCGCGGACCTTGGCGATCAGCCACGAGAGCGCATGCGTCGCCTCCACGGGTGAGAACGCCGGCTGACAGTTGCCCGAGATGAAGGCGGCAGCCTGCGTCATGTCGCGCATCGTCGGCTCAGCCATGGTGGTTGCCCTCCGAGACCGAGGGCCGTTCGACGTCGAGCGCCTCGCGCATCGACTGATCGAAGATCGCCTCGAGAAGCACGCCGACGAGCGCGGCGGGAACGACGCCCTCATACGTGACGACGTCGCCCTCACGCGTCGCGTAGCGGAGCTGCATGACGCTCTCGGCGTCCGGATATTTCTCCAGGATCGTCCTCACGCCGTATTTCGGAAAAGCCATTATTTCCTTCACTTTCCAGTGGTTGAGTCATCAGAGGTGGCAGCACTTCGAACCACCGAGATGCGTTTGCACACCTCGCACGTGACCTCGTCTCCGCGCGTCGCGAGCAACGCGCATCCGACGTACAGCGCGCCAATGACGTCGCGTCGTGCGCTACGACCGCATCGAAAAAGCAGACGCCCGGCGCCGTTGGTCCCCTCCAAAATGTGCACGCGTCGCTCGGGCGTCGTCACGACTGACCTCCGCATCCAGAAAGCACGGGCCGTTTGCCCTTGCAGCGCAGTCGACGCGGGCGGCCGTTCTTCGCCGCGCCTCGGATGCGCTCGACAGTGACTCGCGAGGGCATGCATTCACGAGGGACGGTGATGGCGATCATCGCTGCGCCCCCGGCCCTTTGCGGAAGTACCACTCGACGAGCGCCTTCTCGCGCGGGTCGAGCTTCGGCTTGCGGCGCGACTTCTTCGGCGGCGCCGGCCGGATCTTGCGGGCCGCCATCACGCTGCCTTGCTGCGCTTCGCGCGCGGTTTCGCGGTCCCGCCGTAGACCCGGAGGCCCTGGCTCTTCTGATAGGGCAGGTCGAGCGCCTCGATCTGCTCGTCGGTCGCGCCGAGCTCGCGGAGCAACGCGATCGCGCTCGCCTTCGAGAACGAGTAGCTGTTCGAGAATCGCTCTTCGAGCGTGCGCCCGTCTTCGAGCTTCCACCCACCTTCAGGGACGAGGCGCTTGATCTCCGACTTGATCGCCTTGAGCTTGCTGTTCATCAGCGAGATGACGCCGACTGCCCACGCCGCATGCTCCGGCGTCGTGATGGGGTCGGTCAGCTTGTAGGCCGGCTTCTTCACCAGATCGGTGGCCGGGATGATCTGAGCGACGCCTTCGCCGATGAGCGGGCACGACAGCTTTGCCGGGCAGAAAAGCTCCGAGCAATGCGCGCCCGCGGTCGGCTCCGAGCCATCGATTCCGGCGAAGTCTTCGGTCAGCTCGCCAGCGATCATCGAGAGCTCGAAAGCGTCGAGCGTCTCGTGACAAAGCTCGCGAACGCCGAGCGGCCCGATGTCGAGCGCTGCGCACGAGACCTGGTCGATCCCGAATGTGCGCGCCACCATGAGGCCGAGCGCACGAAGCTGCGGCGGTGACTCGTAGCTGTTGCCGAATTTCCAGTCCCACACGACGGCACCGATCGGCTTGCCGTCGACGATCGTGACGAGGACGACGTCAGCGGTCCCGGGAAGGCGGTCGCCAGCCTTGGAGTAGTCGCGATCGACGCCGATGATCTCCGCCGTGTCCGTCACTGGGTCCCACGCGAAGGACGTCTCGATGAGCAGGTTGCTCTTGCTCGAGACGTTCAGCTCGTCGATCCAATCGCAGCCCGCCGCGTATTCGACCGCGATGTCTGCGTCGACTGGCTTCCGGACGCGCGTGCGGGCGTAGTCCGCGAGCGCCTTGTGCCCTCGATCGCCGCGGGCGCGATCGTCGACGTTCGAGACGTCGTCGTCCTCGTCGACCTCAGCGGGCGCCGACGTCTCGTCCCAGATCGCGCCGTCCTTCGCCCAGGCCTTGCAGTATTTCAGCAGGCCGACCTTGCTTGCGGTGGCGCGCATCAGCCTTCCTCCCCGGACTCGCCACCCTCGTGGTCGATTGCCGATTCCAGCTCAGCGTCGCGACGCTCGCTGTCCCGTTCGATCGTGTCGGCGATCGCCTGCAGTGTCTTCTCGCCCGGCTCCGACTTCGGCGGCTTTGGTGCACCGATGAGCGTGCGCTTTCGCTTTACGGCATCGCCGATCGTCGCAAACTGCTCAGTGCTGATCTGCTTCGCCTTGTGCGCCCTTCCTGTTGCGGCCGCCGCCGCATTGAGCTGCCCGACGCTCTCCGCGGCGTCGACCTTATCGCAAAGGTCCTGAAACACGCGGAGATCCGCGACAGGTTCGGGCGCCGGCACCACCTCGTAGCTCCCACGACGCGGCGGGGCCGACACTTCGACCTCCTCCGAATCGGAGTCGTAGAGGCCCATCGCGAGGTCCGGATAGACGGCGCGTGCGAGCGCCGTGATACAGCGCGCGCGAAGCATCGCCGCCGGGTACTTCTTCCAGTTGTCCTTGCCGAGCACGCCCGCGCGCTGCGCGTCCTCGATCGAGAAGCTCATCGTCGTCGGCTTCGGGTCGCCCTTTCGGTGCGTCTCGTACCGCGCCACCTTGTCGGTGCTCTCGACCATCTGGAAGTACTGGCAAACGTCCGGGCGACTCTTGCAGAGCGCCGCGATCAGGTCCGCCGAAAGGGTCGGCTTGCCCTCGATGATGTGGATCGAGCGCAGCGACTGCATCGCAGTCAATCCGAGCTCCCGGCCCGTCGCGATGATCGTGAACGCCTGCTCCGGGCGCACAATGTTGCGCCCGAGAAGCCCGCTAGCGACGAGGAGCTTGGCGAGGTCGTACCCCTCGTCGATGCTCCGCGGCTCGAAGGCCCGCGTCTGGTCCGCCTTCACCGTTGTCGGGCCGGTACCCGCCAGAGTCATCGCCGCCTGATGTGCCGTGTTCCCGTTCATCGCTCAGCCTCCCGTTCCGTTCGCTGCTTTCGTTCGTCCTCGTTCACGAAGATCGGCCCCTTCAGGCGCCCGATCTCCTCGCGCGCCGCGGCGAGTTCTCGCTCGAGCCGCTCGGCGCGCTTCTGCCAGTATTCGAGCTCGCGCATCACCAGCCCCTCGAGACCTTCGCCGCCGCGTCCTGCTCGCGCGGGGTGTGCCCGTTGATGCAGACCCGCGAAAACTTCCGCCGCGCCGAGGCCCCGCAGACCGCGCACGGCCGCTCCTCGTTGCGGCCGGCGCCAACGTCCGGCGCATCCGTCTTCCAGTCGTCGTACCCGCGCCGCCAATCCTCACCGTCGGGATTCACCTGCCGGCTCCGTTCGCGCCGGGACGGCACGGGCATGCACGCTCGTGGTGCGAGTCGGTCTCGGTCTCGCTCGCAGGCCACGCGCTGTTACACGCCGTGCACGCCTTACCGGGCGTGCCCTGGCGGTCGTAGCGGTCATCGACGATGTGCCGCGCGCGGTGCATCTCCCACGCGACGCCCTCGGCGTTCGCGATGCGGATCGCCAGATGCACGCAGGCGCGCTCGTAGTCCGTCAGCGGCATGTACCGCAGCGCCCGGATATCCTCGACGAGCGCCTCGAAGCCCCGCACCGCCGGGGGCACCATGGCCCCCGACTTCGCCGTGACCGCGGCGCTCACGCCACCACCGCCGTCGTAAACGCCTTGCGAACCGCGCACGGGCGAGCCTTCTTCTTCGGCTCCCATCCACCCTTCACTCGCTTGACCTCGACGCCGACCCAGGCGACATCGCTCAGTTCGCCCGTAATCCGGAAGAACGAGCCAGCGTTGTCCTGCACGACCTTCCCATCGGCCGGAGCGCCCATCAGCCCACCGCCTTCACTTCGGCGGCCACCTTCGCGAACCCGCCCTTGCGACCGATGCGGCCCGCGCGGAGCGCCTTCGTGATCCGCTCCGCCGCCGCCTTCGGCATCGACCGGCTCTCGCCCGTCGCCGTCACTACCTTGTAGAGCCCCGTCTTTGCCGCACCGTTCATGGGTACTACAGTAACCTTGGGTACTGTGGTGGTCAACACCTACGCGCAAAGTTCACGCGCCTATCCGCGCTAACCCCAGTCCTCACGCGCTGTTACGCGGCGAAATTATTTTGCACGAAGCGCGACGCGGCCCTCGTCGATACCGCCGCGCAGGCTGGTTTTGGCCAATCCACGCCATTGAGACTCCCCGCGCGCAACGTCCAAAACAGGAATCTGCGCCCACGGAAAGGTCCCTTGCGTGCGCACAAGCACGTGGCCGTTCTTCGTTACGACAGCGCGCTCGTCCCGACGGACTTCTGCCAGCCGAAGCGTCATACTCGTCTTGGACACTCCGAAGGTCTCCGCGAGTGCTCGGAGGCGTTCACCGTAATATCGGTGAGCGCGTTCGACAGTGGGTTTTGGCGCAAGCATGGCGGCAGCGATGTAATTCGCAGCTCGCTCGCGTTCAGCATGCGTGCCTTTGAAATTGGCAAGGTACTTCAGCGCCCACTCCCCGAGCTCGTGGGCGACGGCGAAATTCATGTCGGGATGATCGCGCGAGACAAGAACCGTCTCGCCATCGAGATAGGCTATTGGCGGTCCCGACGGCAGCAGCCGAACACCACGCTCACCAAGGACGCGCGCGGCGATCACCGGAGCATGTCGGATATCATCGTCTGCGAGTTCGGCGATTGCGCGCAGTTCTTGCGCAATCAACTCCAGCTCGTCCGGCTCCATCTACGGATGGACGCTCCATCGCGCCGCCGCGACAAGCTCGAATGGAAACCTCACTTCTCACGGACGGTTAGCTGCGGTCGTCGTCGGAGGTGCTGTCGGCACCGCAAGCGGCTCCAGCTTCACCCGCACATTATCCTCATACGAGTACCAAGCCCCGGAGATCGCGTCGACGAGGATCGGAATACAGAGAGTCACCGGAATCACACACGTTCCGATGTCCCAAAACCACCACGGGGTATCCGGGTGCCTTTGAACCGGCACGTATTGCTCTCGGTAACCATCCTTTGACACGAGGATATTTGATGCCGAGCTTCGATGGACCTCAACGTCGACCGGCGTCGCGCCAGCGTATTGGCCGTCGATGCGGACATCAGCACCTTCTGGGACTGCGTCGAAGTGCACCTCTTGTCGCGTTCCCTTGAACACTGCCGCGCAGCTCATCGTCGACAGCGCGAGAAGAATGATCACCGACCGCATCACGCCCCCTTCGGGAGTCGCCGTAGTGGCGACTTCAATGCAACGATTCGTTGCGCTTCTGTGGCGTCGCCCTCGACAGCCTCGCCGCGCTGAAGACGGTCGAGAACATCGCGCCACCCAGCCTCCGGCTCAGCCGACTCGTTCGACTTGAAGGGAAGGCTCAACGCCCGAGTCACTGTTGACGCGAACCAGCGGCCGGGATCGGCCATGATCGTGTCATAAAGAGCGGGGCGCTCACGAACCTGAAACCATAGGGCTCCGAGCGCAGGGTCGTCGACGCCGAAGGCGAGCCAGACCGGCGATACACCCGCAACACGGGCGAGCGCTTCCAATACCCAGAGTTCGACGCGGCCCTCGTTCGTTGCATCGCCGCGACGCATCAGTTGGTCCACCTGTTTGCGTGAAAGTCCCGCCTTGAGGGACCACTGACTCTTGTTGCCGACCTCGGTCGGTCGATTTTTGAGAACCCACTCGAGGCGGTCTTTCAGAGTGAGCACGTGGACATAGTGCAGGTCGTGGGTACCACGGTCCACACGATTCGCGCCGGACATGTTGACCACCACAGTACCCAGGGTTACTCTAGTACCCATGACCCCAAAGACGCTCGCAGCTCGGCTCAAAATGGCTCGGAAACTGAAGGGATTCACGAAGTCCGGACTCGACGCGCGGGCGGGGTTGACCCGGGGCCATACGCGTCAGATTGAGGCTGGGCTGAAGCCGAACCCAGAGGCAGGGACGGCGAGCAAGCTCGCTAGGGCGCTCGAGATCGATCTCGCATGGTTGATCGACGGTGTCGGCTCCGCCCCGTCGAAAGTGATTGTTGGGACTGAGTCAGTGGCGAGGCCTGCGTGAGCACGTCGAGGAGCATGATCGCAGCGAGCGGAACGGTCGACCCTCGTCGTTTGTTCAACCTGATCCAAGCGACGGACGTCACGTGACGGACTTGCAGTGCCGTGGAGGAAACGGTCGGCGCGTTCAGTCCTGCACATGCACGATGCAGCTTGTTTGTGGGGACGTGAATTTGGCGAATTTTGTTTGTTCAGTGAAAGGCGACGAATCATGAGCGGGCCAAAGGAGTGGTCGTGACAGCCGCCTTTCTCACCGGCGCCTTCGTCGGCGCGTGGGCGTGCCTCGTCGGCGTCGCGCTGGCGATGCGCGAGAGCGTGCGGAGGCGAACGTGACCCTGCGCGACGAGCTCCACGCGTTGGTTGACCGCATCGCCGACGAGATCGAGCGGACGCGCCGCGCGGACGAATGGGTTGACCAGGCACATTCTCCGCTCGGGCGCGCGAAGCACCTGCGGCTCGCGAGGGAGGGCGTGCTCCCCTCCTCCAAGGAGGGCCGACAGGTGCTCATCAAGCGCAGCGTGCTCGACGCGTACATCGCGAAACACAAGGTCGAGACCAAAATTAGCGAGACTGAGGACGACGAGCGCGCAGCGGAGCGGCTGCTTGCGGAGCGCCGTCGATGAGCCGCAAGGGCGGCGCGCGCACGGTGCGCGGGAAATTCTACGCACGCGTTCGCATCGGGAAAGGGGCACGCATCCAAGCAAAACTAACGGGCTGCTCGACCGAGGATGCGGCTAATGCCCGTGCGGGCGACATCGCGGAGATCGCGCAGATCCTCGTGAACGCTGGACGCTCGACCGATGTGCAAGATTTCGCCAATCGCCTTGGCGCGGCCACGACGCCGAAGGATGTGCGCGTAATCAAGCTCGCGGCGACGAAGCTTGCCGGGACGACCGCGCCCATCGTTGCGGGCGAGACGTTTGCCAAGCTGGCCGAGCGGTGGACGAGCGGCGCGTTGGCGAAGCTCTACCCCGACCACGTTCGCGCGAAGAACCACCGCGAGGACATCATCTACCTCCGGGATTACGTCCTCCCGTTCCTTGGTCCGTTGCCGCTCGAGTCGATCACGCTCGACGACTGCGACCGCTGCATGGCGGCGCTCGACGCGCCCGCTGGCTCGGCGCATCGTCGCCACGTCGCCCAGGTCATTCACCGTCTGATGGCGCTCGCGGCTTACCCGGCGAAGCTCATCGCGGCGTCGCCCATTCCGAAGGGCTGGCTCCCAAAGCTCGGGCCGCCAAAGGCGAAGAGCTACCTGTACCCCGACGAGGACCGGAAGCTCCTCCGGTGCAAGACCGTCGAGCTCCCACTTCGGATGCTCTTTGGATTCCTTGCTCGTGAGGGGTGCCGCGCATCGGAGGCTGTCGCCATCGAGTGGTCAGACCTCGACCTCAAGCGAGGCTCGATCAGTCTCGACATCAACAAGACGGACGACCCGCGGGCCTGGGCGCTCGACGCGGGCGTGACGCGGGCGCTCCGTTGGTGGAAGGGCGCTGGCGCGCCGAAGGCTGGCCCGTTCGCCGGCATGTCGACCAGCCACCTCGCCGACCGCCTGCGCGAGTCACTGCGGACGGCCGGCGTGACGCGAGAGGCTCTCTTCGAGAACACGGAGCGACGCTCGCATATTCAGGCTCATCACCTCCGCGGGACGTTCGTGACGCTGAACCTAGCCGCCGGAAAGACCGAGACCTGGGTGCAGGACCGAACCGGTCACCGAGACACCGCCATGGTCAACAAGTACCGCCGATCCGCTCGCACCGCCGCCGAGCTCGGGATCGGGAACCTCACGCCGCTGGACCGCGCCATCCCCGAAGTTGGGGCACGCATGGGGCACGGCAAGCGCAACATTCAGGACAAGAAAGGTGCCAAGAAGTCATGAGTAATCAGGCGAGTACCCCCTCCCGGGATCGAACCGGGACGCCCTTCCGGGCCGTGGATTTTAAATCCGAATCTGACGATCGGACCCATGCAAAACGCCGTCAAAACGGCACCTGTGACGCAGGTTCGCGACCCCTCGCGACCCGTGTGCCCCAGACTGTGCCCCACCCTACCCATGGCCGCGTAAGCGTCACGGTTTTCGAGGTGATCTCCGGGGATTGTGACCTGCTCGAGCCGCTTCGGCAATGGGTGTGCCCGTGAGCCCCGACCACGTGCGCCGCCTTCGCACGCTCAGCGACGTCCGGCGCGATGCCGTCCTAGAGCGCGCCGCGATCTTGATCTTCGACGCTGGCATGGCGCCCGACGAGGCCGACGAGATGGCGTGGCGGCTTGAGTCTGGAAAGCAGCCCGAGCTGCCGGGGGTGGCGAAGTGAGCGCGCTTACCGATCGCCTCCGCGCTCGCGGGCTCCTCGAGATGGTCGAGCGCATCGCTCTCGAGCATCACGTGACGGTCGACGAGCTTGGGGAGCAGGTCCAGGGTGCCGGCGCGGCCGCGCGCGGTGCCGTATTTCTGCACCTGCGCCAAACGACGCACCTCACCTCGACCCAGATCGGTCGCATCTTCGGCTGTGACCATACGTCGGTGCTCTACGGGGCCAAGAAGGCCGGGGCGCGCCGGCCTCGTCGGCTTGCTCCGCGCGACCTGCTCGCCGTGCTGAGGGTGATCTGATGACCATGCGTTCGTACGACGACATCGAGTTCCGTCCCTGGTACCTGCCGGACACGGCGCGTTGGCTCAAGCTGTCCCTCGGTGCCCGGGGCCTCGTTGCCGAGCTCCTACGGAAGCTCGATCGCCATGGGCGCATCGCGCTCGGCGAAGACCCCGCCGCCGACCTCGCTGTCATCCTGCGACTCGACGAGGACGAGACGCGCGCCGCGCTGACCGAGCTCCTCGCCGCCGGCCGTCTCGCCTGGGATCCCGTCGAGCGACTGCTATCCGATCCGGACCTGCCCGCGCGCATGCGTATGGGCTCCGCGGCGAGGATGGCGAAGAAGCGCGCTCTCGACGCCGAGAAGGCCGCCAAGGCGACGGCGGCAAATGACACCCCGCCTGCTCCCGCGTCACCTCCGTCACAACCCGTCACACTCGTTACTTCGGGGCACATCTCGTCACCCTCTGATCTCCCTCTGATCTGTTCTTCTGGATCTGATCTCTCTGAAGCGAGAGAAGACCTTGTAGGTAACCGCGCGCGCGGAAGCTCGCCGATGCGCGACGAGGCGAAGCAGGTCTACGAGGTCGCCGCGTCCGACGCCCTCGGACGGATCTGGCGGTTCCCGAATCCAAGATACCACCTCGACGACCTGCTCAACCTCGTCGCCGACTACGGCCCGCCCGAGCCCGCGAAGGTTCGGGCGTGGCTCGACGAACGGGTTCGGGCGTGGATTCTTTCGGGGGACGACCCGAAGGAAAACTGGCACCCGAGCCGACTGGCTGACTGGCTCGGGCGCGGTGGAAAGGTCCCGCAACCGAAAGCTCGCGGTCCCGGGGGTGGCCCGCGCGGCGACCGGCAAGGCCTGGGCGGCTGGACCCCGCCTGCTTCGACGGGCACGGATGATCCGTTTGGGGGTGATTTGTGAGCGACGACGAAATTGGCAAACTCGCGGCACCGATCTCCTGGATTGGCGACGTGGCGCCCGCGCTCGTCGAGCGCTTCCGCGCCGAGGAGCGGGCTGCGCTCGAGCATGCCGCCTCGTGCTCCGAGCGTCCGTGCGAGCGCTGCGCGAGGCACATCTGCCGGACCTGCAAGTGCCCCGTAGACGGCGCGACGCAGTGCCGGGAGTGCTCCGCCGCGGAATGGCTCGCGTCGAGCCTCAGGCCGACCACGGACAGCATCCCGCCTCGGTTCGGCTGGGCGGTCAGCGTAAGCCGTGAGCTGCTCGAGAGCCGTGTGCGCGGTCCAGTAACGCTGGTCGTCCGCGGGCTCGCCGCGCCTCCGTCGACGAACCTGTTGTTCACGGGACCGACTGGCGCGGGCAAGACGTCGCTCGCGGTCGCGATGCTCTGCGCCTGGGTCCGCGCCGAGCCGAGTGCCCGCCGAGGCGCCATCTTCGTCGAGGCGTCTTGGCTCTCCCGCGCCCGCGCGCGGCACAAGCTCGGTCAGGGCGAGGCGGAGCTCGTCGAGCGCTGCTGCGAGGCGCCGTTGCTGCTGCTCGACGACCTTGGGCAAGAGCGTGAGGACCGCGACGGGTGCATCACCGACGTCGTGTACAAGCGCAGCGCGCTCGACCTGCCCACCTGGGTCACGTGCGGGCTCGCGGGCGGCGACCTCGGATCGTTCGCCGAGCACCTGTCTCGCCGCTACGACGGCGGCTTCGTGCGGCGCATCCTCGAGAGCGGCAAGCGCGTGGAGCTCGGGAAGTGACCCCGCACAACGACCGCGGCGTCCGCGTGACGCTCCCGCTCCGCGTCGTGTCCGAGAGCAACGCCCGCGGCCACTGGGCGGGCAAGGCTCGGCGGACGAAGCAGGCGCGCGAGACGGTCGGCCTCGTCGTCGGGACACACCTGCGCGTCTGCAAGGCGCCGCTGCCCGTGGTCGTGACACTGACGCGCATCGCGCCCCGGCAGCTCGACGACGACAACCTCCGTGGTGCGCTGAAGGCGGCCCGTGACGGCGTTGCAGACGCTCTAGGCGTCGATGACCGCGACGAGCGCGTTGAGTGGCTCTACGGGCAACGTCGTGGCAGCAAACGGGATCTCACTTTGGCGCAAGGGTACGGCGTCGAGGTCCTGGTAGAGTCACGGCGATGAGCGATAGTGACCCGAAGCTCTTCGGCGTGTGGGACGTCGCCTACGACCACGCGATCGAGACAATGCACTACGACCCGAGTTGGCAGGATTCGTCGGACCGGGCGGAGTATGCCGGGACGTATGCCGAAGGCGCCGAATGGGGCGCCGGCTGGGCCTTCGCCATCGTCGGCATGGCGCAGGCGATTCGGGACGCGGACGCGGCTCGGAAGGCGGATGCATGGGCGAACACCGGAGAGCACGCCGCTGCGATCGCGCGAGCATTCGACCCGGACGATCCGGTCGGCGGTGACGACGTCGTGGTGCGCGGGCCGCCGACGGCACGCCGCTAGCTATCCCGACGGCCATGATTCCGGCCTACGTGGTGGGCGTTTGGCAGCGGCAATACGCGCTCGCAGAGCAGGCGCGCCTTCGCCGCGAGATTGCTGCAGAACGGGTGCGGCAAGCCCTGGAGGCGATGCGCGTGACGTAGCGATTGTTCGACACCACCAAAGGGGCAGCTGAGGCGTGACGAATCGCCTCGCGGTCGCGTTTTGTCATGCGACACCGTGGCAATACGCTGTCCATCGTGCCAATATGTTGGCGTGAGCGCCGCAGTCTCGCTGCCCGACGAGTCGCCCTGGCTGATCCGACCGTACGACCCGGCGACCGACGAGGACGGCATGATGTACATGCTCGGCGTCGGGTATGCGCGGTCCCGCGCGGGGGTTCGCGCGGGCGCGTCGCAGGCTGGCGGCAGCCGGACGAAGGCCGAGCGCGACGCGGGTGTGAAGGACATCTCGCCGAACACGCGGGACGCTCAGCGCGCGTTCATGCTCACACATAGATTCATCTTCGCGTGGCTGCTCCAGAATGCCGACGTGCTCGTCGCAGTCGATCGCGAGAAGCCGAGCGATCGCATCTGGGCGTGGCTCGTCACGACCAACGACGTCATTCACGCGGTGGGCTGCAAGCGCTCGCTCATCACGGAGAAGCTTTCGGCCGACATCATCCGCGACCTGCTTGGAGCTCGGCTCTCGAGGCACCAGGTCTGCTCGCTCGAGCTGCCGCAGATGCGCACGCGCGGCGCCGAGGCGATCGGCATCGACCGGCCGTCATCGTGGAGCATGGACCCGACGTGGCTGCTCACGCGCATCCCGAGCGAATGGCGCGGTGACGCTGGCAACTTCTGGCGCGAGGACGAAGCGTGAGCGCCACGACCATCAGCAAGATTGTCTTCCTGCAAGACATCCCCGTCCCGCAGGATGGCTCGTCGCACAGCCGATCGTTCCATGCCGCGGACGGGTGGGAGCTCGCCACGCTCGCAAGCGGCGTCTTGCTCGCGCGCCCGAGCGACAAAGCGACGTTTACTGTGCACGGCGTTCCGCACGTCGTCACGCATGAGTTGCCAGCCAACGAAGGAACGACCAGCAATGACGAACGTGCGACCGATCCGGGACATGATCCTCATCCAGCCGGAGCCGCTGGAGGAGATGAGCAAGGGCGGGATCCTGATCCCCCGCAACGCGAAGGCGAAGCACATTATCGCGAAGGTGCTGGCGGTGGGTCCGGGCCGCGTCACGGATCGCGGCGTTCGCGTCGAGCCTGAGGTCAAAGAGGGCGATCGCGTCCTCGTGCGCGAGTTCAACATGGCGCAAGCGGTCAGCCGCATCGGCGGCGACGAGCGCATGATTGTCCCCGAGATGGACATCGACGCGGTGTTCGAAGACGTCCAGCCGAGGGACAACGCGTGAGCCGCGAGGACGACATCAACGCGTCGGCGCCGACGGCGTACCCGAAGACACACGACTTCGTGCCTCCCGTCGACGCCCCTATCTTCGAGTACCGTGCACCGCAGACTGCATCCGAGCGCGCCGCGTGGGTCCGGGAGCGTGCCGCACTGCGCGGGATGACTCCGCAGGCCTACGCCGAGTACGTCGCCGCGCTGCGCAAGGACTACGCGACCATCGCAGGAGCTGGCGCGCGCATCGTGACCGCGCTTGGGGTTTGGCCATGAAGTTCGTCTACGTGCTGAATGCCGTGTACTTCCTCGGGTGCATCGCCAGCGCGATTCGCCTCTACTGGTATGCGGAGCCGCAGATTACGTGGGCTGACATTCCCGGCCTCGTGCATATCGCAAGCCCTGAGGAAGGTCGGAACCTGTATCGAAAGTTCCCGTGGATGTTCTGGCTCACCATCGTTCTTGGGTGGCCCGCATTGATGCTTTGCCAGAGTCGTAGGCCGTGATGGCTCGCCCCACGTCGCTCACACCCGAAGTGCACAAGAGCATCGTCGACAACGTGCGCAAGGGCGTGTTCATCGAAACGGCGGCGGCGGCGGCCGGCGTGCATCGAAGCTCGGTCTACAAGTGGAAGACTCGCGGTGAGAGCGAGGGCGCTGACGAGCCCTACGCGACGTTCGCGCTCGACCTGATGAAGGCCGAGGCGGAGAACGAGATCGCGCAGCTCGACGCGCTCCTGAACGCGCAGCCCGCCATTCCAGGCGAGGGCGGGCGAGGCGCAGACGTGTGGACGAACAAGGCGTGGTATCTCGAGCGCCGCTACCCCGCGAAGTACAGCGGCAAGGTGCGCGCGACGGTCGAAGAGATTGTCGAGAACGCCATGAGGCGACTCGCCTCCGTGCTCGACGCCGACAGCCTGGAGAAGGCACGTGCCGCGCTTAGACCAGATCCTCAATCGGGTAGCGCCACAGACGCGCGGCACTGATGCCGCGAAGTCCTATGAGTGCCCGGCGACGTTCCTCGGGTTCTGCGCCGACCTCAACGTGCGACTTTGGCCTGGCCAGGCTGAGTTCGCACGCGTGGCCTTTGATGGCGATCTCCCCGTGGATCGAGACGTCGCCCGCGCGCTCTTCGGCGAAGTCGACTTCGAGAGCTTGCCGGTGGGGGTCCGTGACGTCGTGGCCGCTGTCTGCGGAGGGCGAGGTGGAAAGAGCTACGTCCTTGTGGCTCTACGACTGGTGTGGGGCATGCTCGTGCGCGACCTGTCGTCGCTCGCGCCGGGCCAGCAAGCGGTAGCCCTCGTCGTCGCCCCGAACGAGGAGCTACGCCAGGAGGTCGTGAACTACGCACTCGGCGCGTTCCGCTCGAAGCCCGAGCTGAAGACGCTTCTTCGCCTGCCACGAGGCACGAAGGAAGACGACACGGTCAGCGAGTTCACGATCAAGCGCCCCGACGGCCACATGGTCACGTTCCGCGGCGGCGTCGCAACGGCAGGCGGCTACGGCGGACGAGGCAAGAGCCTCACCGACTTCGCCATGGACGAAGCCGCGTTCTTCCGCGACCGAAGCGCGAAGGTCAACGACCAGGACATCTTCCAGGCCGCGAGCCCCCGCGTGCTTCCAGGCGGCCAGACCATTGTGGCGTCCACGCCGTGGGCCGAGGCGGGCCTGCTCTACGAGACGTGGCGCGAGAACTTCGGCAAGCCCAGCACGGCGCTCGTGGCGCATGCGCCGACGACGACGCTGAATGGATCGGAGTGGGTGACGCGGCTCGTCGAGCGCGAGACGCGGAAGGATCCCGACAACGCGGCACGCGAGTTCGGCGCGAAGTTTATGACGGGCGGCACGACCGTCTTCTACGAGCCGGCGCTTATCGACGCGATGATCGACCCGACGCTGTCCGTCGACGTGCCGCGCGAGTGTCTCCCCGGCGAGAGCGTGAGCGCAGGCGGCGACCTGGGCTTCCGCTCGAACAGCAGCGCGCTCGCGATCACGCACCAGCGCAAGGCCGATGGCGCCGTCGTCCTCGGCGAGCTCCTTGAGCAGATCCCCGACCCTAGCAAACGCCTGAAGCCGCGCGAGGTGCTCACCGTGTGGGCCGCGCGGCTCGCGCACCACCGCGTGAAGAACGTGATGGCCGACCAGCATTACATCGAGACCGCGCGCGAAGATCTGGAGGCCTCGGGCGTGAACGTCTTTGACGCGCCGGCAAGCCCCGACGAGGTCCACGTGCGTTGCCGGCAGCTCATGCGCGCAGGGAAGCTCAAGATCCCGAACAATCCGCGTCTGATTCGGCAGCTCAAAGAGGTCCAAGGCAAGCCGCTGCCGGGCGGGAAGATGTCCATCGTGATGCCGCGCTGGGCGAAGGGTGCGCACGGCGACCTCGCGGCGGCGTACGTCCTCGGCGTGTGGCAGCTCGTGACCGACGCGATTCCCGCGCCTCCGCCTGAGACAGGCTCGAAGGAATGGGAGGAAGAGCAAAAGCGCCAGCGCTTCGAGGCGATGGAGGCGGAGCGGCATCGCCCGCACTGGCGCGCTCGCGGTGGCGGGGTTGGTGCCGAGCGCAGCAGGAGCGGGCGATGATCGACCTGCACCTGGGCGTAGTGGAGATCTTTGCGGAGGCACAAGAGCGATGGGCCCCGCACAACATCACGGCGGTCTTCGGGCGCTTCGAGGCTGGCGCCTCCATCCCGAAGAGGAAGACCGGCAAGACTATGCACTGCACGAACTGCGGACAACGTGGACATCTCACGCGGAAGTGCGTGAACTTCGACCAATGAAACGTGCCGCCGCCAGCGTGGGTTGCGGCAAGCGCCAAACTCCCGTAGAGTCAAGCCAGATGTCGGGTGTCGACTGGGCAAAGCTCGAAGAGCTTCGCGCGAAGGGAGCATCGAAGCTCACCTTTCACGCGGACGGCTCTCTAGCGTCCATCGAGTTCGCCCCATCTTCTGCGTCCGACAAGGACGAACGCCAGCACGAGAAACCGAAGGACCCGCCGCGCGCTCGCGCGGTTGGTGGCCTGGTGCCTCGTGTCGACGTCAGCAGCGACTAGAACCGAAGTCCTCGCAGCCGATTGGTGGACGCTCTCGGGTGACGAGCTGGCGAACACGCTCGGCACCGTCTTCGGCCTCGTGCGCGACGAGAACGAGTGGCGCACCAAGAAAGACGACTTCCATTGGGGCCTCTACGAAGGCGATGGCCTCGGCGGCGTCTACACGACCTCGCGCCGCAACATGGAGTACGCGAGCGCAACGCTCCCGGACAACGTGTGCAAGATGGCCGTCGACACGCTCACCGCGAAGGTGGCGACGGTCCGGCCGATCCCTCAGGTGCAGACCTCGCAGGGCAACTGGAAGGACAAGCGCCGCGCGCGAAAGCTGCGCCAGCTCATTCAGGGCGAGTTTCATCGGCAGCTCGTTCACGAGAAGCTCGCGTCGAAGGTCATCAAGGACGCGCTCGTCTCGCGCTCCGGCGTCGTGCACGTCTACGCGAACGGCAAGAAGCCGTGCGTGGAGCAGGTCAAGCCGTGGACGCTCTACGTCGACGACTGGGATGCGGAGTTCGGCGAACCGCTCACGCTCATGCGCCTCCGCACGATGGACCGGCGCAAGGCGATGGCGAAGCTAGGCACGACGAAGGCGCTCAAAGAGGCCATCAAGAACGCCGGCCGCTTCCAATCTTCCGTTCGCTTCGGTCGCGACGAGGAGCGCTCAAGCACGGTGGACCGCGTCGAGCTCCTCGAAGCTTGGTTCCGCTGCCCTGACCACGATCCGGACGACCCCAAGCACAAGTGCGAGGGGAAGCACGTCATCATCTGCACCGGAGCGACCATCCTCGAAGAGGACTTTCCTCGCGAGAAGTTCCCGTTCGCGTTCCTGACGTACGACACGCCGAACACCGGCTTCTGGGGCAAGGGCCTCGTCCAGATGCTGGAGGGCTACCAGTGCTCGATTGACGAGGCGAACGCGCGTCTCAACGAGATGATCGCGTGCTCGAGCAAGGGCGTTGTCCTGCGTGACGGTAGCGGCGTGTTCGAGTCGGAGATTGTCGATGGCCTCCGCGTCCTGAGGTGCAAGCCCGGCCCGTACGAGCCGCAGATCTTCGACTTCGACCTGATCAACGAGCACATCAAGGCCAGGCCCGTCGAGCTCGTCGAGCGTGCGCTTAACGCTTCCGGCGTCTCGCAGATGTCGGCGCAGTCGAAGAAGCCTGCCGGCGTCGAAGCGGCCATCGCGCTCCAGACGCTCGACGACATCGAGAGCCAGCGTCACATCGTGTTCGGCCGCTCGTTCGAATCGTGGTGCATGGACGTCGCGCGCCTCATCGTCGAGACCATCAAGGACATCGCGGCGAAGTACGGCGACTACGCGGTGAAGGTCCCGCTCCGCGGCGAGTACCTCGAGCTGAAGTGGTCCGACGTTCACGTCGACGGATTCCAGCTCCAATGGCAGTCGGTTGGCCAGCTCTTTACGAGTTTCGCGGGACGCCTCGAGAAACTGAAGACGCTCTACGACATGCAGGCCATCGACCGCGGGACCTTCCTGCGCGAGCTCGACGCTGGCGACGTGCAGGGGGAGATCGACCTCGAGACCGTCGACCGCCTGCGCACCGACGAGATGATCGAGGCGATGCTCGACGCCGACGAGCCGGCGAACGACAACGGCCGCGAAGACGACGGCCTCGACCCGAACTACCTCGCGCCTGACGCGTACCTGCCGCTCGACTGGGCGCACAAGCGCGCGCATCAGCGTCGCAACCAGGCACAGATGGATGGTGCCCCGGTCTACGTTCTCAGCCTGCTCGGCAGGTTCATCGACGACCTTGCCTACCTGATGGACAAGCAGAAGGCGACCGCTTCCACGCCTGCCGGCGGCCCGGTGCAGGTCGATCCGAACGCTCCGCCGCCGATGCCCGGTGGACCGATGCCTCCGCCGCCTCCTCTTGGCGGCCCCGCGCCTGACATGTCGCTGCCGATGGGCATGAGCCCGGCCGGCGATCAGCTTTTGAGCGGACCGGACGGCGCAATGCCGGCGGCCGCGTGAAGGACCAGCCATGACGATGAATGCTCAGCAACCGCTCCCGACCACTCTCGCCACTGAGGCTTCGCCGTCCGTACCGATGGGTGCCGCCGCACGTGCGCAGGCCTTGAAGATGAGCCTCGAAGCCGACGAAGGCGTTGCGCCGTCGGAGCCTGCCGTCGAGTCGAGCGCCACGGCCACCCCTTCGGCCGAAGCCTCCCCGGCGGCAGACTCGGGCGGCGGAGCTCCCGCGGTCGATCCTGCAAGGCAGAAGGCCTGGCAAGAGCGACAAGAGCGGCTTGCCCGCGTCCGCGCACGCGACGAGCAGGCCGAGCAGGAGCGCCAGCAGCGCTCCGCGGCTCGCGCGAAAGACTCTGAAGTCGAGACGATGCGAAAGCGTCTCGCTGAGCTGGAGCCGCTCGATTCGCGCCTGTCGAACGAGGACGCTCTCCTGGCCGAAGCCGAGCGTCGTGGCGTGCCCGCTGACAAGCTCGTCGCCGCCATCCGCAAGCGCCTCACCGATCCATCGGCTGTCGCCGAAGCGAAGGTGATGGGCGAAGCGGACAAGATTCGCGCGGAGATGAAGGCGCAAGACGAGCGCCACAAGGCCGAGATCGCAGCCATCAAGGCCGAGAAGGAAGCGGCTGAGCAGGCGCGCCTGGCGCAGGAGAAGACCACGACGTTCCTCTCGTCGGTGGCGACGAAGACCGAGACGCATCCGCGGACCGCGAGACTCCTCGCGCGTCACAAGGAGGCAGGTCTCATCGGTTTCGCCAACCACCACGTTGCGCAGTATCTGCCCGAAGGCTACTCTCATGACGAGCTCCACGATCAGATCGAGCAGCTCCTCGAAGACCTCGACGCGTTCCCGGCACCCGCCGCGGCAGTCGGGACTCCAGCAAACGGCGCGAGCCAACCCCCGAAGAAGAACGGCGCAGGACAGCCGGCAACGACCCTCAGCAATGCGCTGACCTCAGGTCGCGAATCCCTTGTCGAAGAGGTTCCTCTTCACAAGCTGTCGCGCGAGGAGCGAGTGCGTCGAGCGAGGGAATCGAGCGAACGCGAATAAACAACCGCGCTGAGCGCGTGTCGCGTCGCTTCGGGAGGCCATCATGGCTGGCGGTCCGGAGACCTATACCTCTCAAGTCCTGCAGAAGCTCGTTCGCGAGATCTGGCCGGAAGAAAACCTCATCGAAGAAGTCATCGAGGAGGACCCGATCCTTGGCATGTGCACCAAGGAGGTCGACTGGTCCTACGCGGTGAAACACTGGCCGCTCCTCTACGGCGCGAATCAGGGCATCGGCCGAACCTTCGCAGACGCAAAGCTCTACAAGAGCACGGGTTCCTCGGCTGAATTCCAGCTCGCGACGCGCGAGATGTACGCGGCCCTCTCCATCGAGGGCAAGCTCCTGCGCGCCTTCGAGTACACGAAGAAGAAGGCGCTCCTCGTCGACCCCGTGACTCGCGCTGGCGAGAACACGATCGACCGCATGCGTCGCCGCTTCTCGACGACCATCCACGGCAACGGCGTCGGTGTCATCGGACGCATCGATTCGAGCTCCACGGTTGCCTCGGCGACCATCAAGCTCGACTCAGCGAACGACCTGAAGAACTTCGAGCCGGATCGCCCGATTCAGGTCGAGTCGACCGGCGCGCCGGGTGGCACGGTCTCGAGCGAAGTCGCGTACGTCGCGTCGATCGGCACCGAGGACAACCCCACGGTCACGCTCAAGGACGCTTCGGGCAACTCGATCTTCTGGTCGGTCGCCTTCGCGTCGGTCACCGTCGCCACGGGCTTCCGCATCTACGGCGCGGGCACGTACGACAACGACTACTTCTACGGCCTCGACGCGTTCCTCCCGCTCCACACGGGCACGCCGGGCACGTTCCTCACCTGCCAGCGTAACAACAACCCCGGCTTCCTCGCTGGTCGCTGCATGACGGGCACCAACCTGTCGGTCTACCAGCGCATCAAGAAGGCCGCGCGCATCAGCGTCGACGCCGGCAACAAGCCGGACGTCTATTTCCTGAGCACGCGCAACTTCGAGAAGCTCGAGTTCGAGTTCGACAACAAGCTCCAGCTCCAGAAGTTCCCGGCGGCGGACGTCGGCTCCTACAAGCTCGGCATCAAGTACGGCGGCGTCGAGGTCCAGGGACCGCGCGGCCCGATCAAGGTCATGCCGTCGATGTGGATGCCGGACAGCGTCGAGCGCTGCGGCGAGCTGAGCTCGCTCACGATGGGCTCGATCGGCCCGCTCGTCCACTGGGACATGGGCAATGGGATGGGCTCCATGGGCGCGATGCGCACCGAGGATGGCACCGATAATCGCGAGATGCGTGCGGTTTCCGACCCTGCGTTCCTCGTCAAAAAGCCGGGCGCCTGGGTGCGCGTGGCGGTCTGAAAGGAGGAAGTCATGGCTGATTCCGATCTCAAGAAGTTTAAGGACCTCCTCAAGGGTGTCTTCAAGGTTGCGGCGGGTGTGTCGGCTCCGTTCGATGCAGTCGACGCCATCGCAGAAGAGACCTTCCTCCTGTCGGTGCCGGCAGACGCCACGCTCGCAGAGCAGGGTTTCGACTTGCGCCGTCCTGGCATCGTGACGTCGTGCAAGTTCACGGGCGCTACGGCGCTCGCGGCGAACGGCTCGTCGTACGTCTCGCTCCTCGTGCAAAAGCGTGATGGTGCGGGTGGTGCTGCGGTCACCGTCGCATCCACCGACACCAACACGGCTGGCGCGAACGCGTCGATCTCCGCGTGGGTGCCGCTCACCGTCACGCTCACGGCGACGGACGCGAATAAGAAGTTCGCAACCGGCAACGTGCTCACCGTGAAGCTGACCGAGACCGGCACGCCCACCACGCCGATCGGCTTCTTCACGATCCACGTCCGTTACGGAGTCATCTGATGGCTGCGAACGAAGGGCAAGTCTGGCCGAACGCGGGCGTCTCGAACGTCCCCGGTCGCAAAACGCTCGTGCTGGAGGTCGTCTACGGCGCCTCTGGCGCGGCGTCCGCCATCGGCAAGAACTTCCAGCTCGTCAACAACACGGCCACCGGCAAGATCACCATCACCTTCGACCGCACCTACCGCCACCTCAAGAATATGAACTGGGGTTGGAAGGTGGCGGGCGCAGGCGCGGTGCTCACGCCGGTGATCCTCACCAACAACATCAGTACCGCCGACACGAACGGCGGCGGCACCGTCATCATCGAGACGCGCGCCTCGGCGGGCACGGCGACGAACCCGAGCAACGGCGATAAACTCACGCTCTGGTTCGACGTGTCCAACGACGTGCTCAGCGACGACGGCGCGGTCACGGTGACCTGATGAAGGCACCCGGCGTCATCCTCGCGATCGGAGAGCCAAAAGGCAAACCGAAGAGCACTCCCGAGCGCGACTACGCGCGCGAGATGTACTCGGCTCTCCGTGATGAGGACGAAGAAGGATTCATCTCCGCCGCTCTGGCCCTGAAAGGGTGCAAGGGCGGCGGGATGGACGACGAAGAAGACGAAGAGGGCGCTCCCGATTCGGAAGGGTGATCTGCGATGGCGTTGACGCGGAGGCTGGATCAAATCGTGGACGCGATCCAGCGGACCGCGGACGTCGTCGCGTTCACCGACAAGCACCCTGTCTCGTATGTGAAGGACCTGGCGTGTCGCGGCATCGCGGCGCTCCTACGCGTGACCGCGACGACCGATACGGAATTTCGTCCGGTCGGGTCCTTCGCGTACACCACCGACGGCATCGCCTCGACGCAACCGCTACCCGTCGACATGCGCTCCATCCTCGCGGTGGAGTACACGGTCGACGGGTACAAGTCGTTTCTGGAGCCGTACGAATGGGCGGAGCGACCGATGCTCACGCAGACGGTCGACACCCCAAGGACTGGCCGCGCACTCGCGTTCAAGCGTATCGGCACGAATATCGAGCTTTTGCCGAAGCCGGACGTGGGGCACACGGTCCAAATCTGGTACGCGACTACGGCTTCGCAGCCGTCGGCAGACTCGGACACGGTCGACGTGTACGACCGGCTCGACGACTACATCATCTGGTGGGCAGCGCGCGAGATCGCGCAGGAGCGCGAGAACTGGCAGCGGTTCGATCGGCTGACAGGCCTGATCTCCAACTTGGAGGCCGACATTCGCGTGCTGGCCCGTTCGCGTGATCTGAGTTCGCCGACGCGCATCGCCAACCGTCGAGACTTGCGCACTAGATCCCCGCGCGGGTGGCCGCGATGAGCGCCACGATCGACCGCGTCAACCGCGTCCAGCAGCTCGACGGCAAGAGCGAGCCGCGGGCTATCGTCACCGACGCGGACGTCCAGAGGCCAGCCATCCTCGCGCGGCTACTGCGAGCGCTCCTCGACAGCGTCGCCGCGCTCGAGCGGAAGTCGGCGCTTCGCCGCGTGACCTACCCTCCGCGCGTCCTGCTCGCCGACGGGACGACGAAGTACCGCTTCCCGCACGGCCTCGGCGTCATCCCGGACATCCTCATCGTTCGCTGGGACGGTGCCGCAGCTCCGAACCTGAAGGTTCATGCGGACAGCAACGGCGCCACGCTCGTCGTGACGTCGCTCTCTGCGGGCACGGCGACACTCCGACTGGAGGCTCCATGACCGAGCCCGTCTTTGGCTTGTCCTTCGCGGGCGGGATCAACCAGTCCGATCAGGTCGAGCAGCTCGACCCGGCAAGCTCGTTCGCGCTGCTCCAGAATGTGCGTCAACCGCATCGTGGGGCTGCGTCAAAGCGGAACGGCTACAGCTCACTCGGGGCCACGCGTCTCGACAGCACGACGCGCACGGAGGGTCGGCGCCTCTTTACGAACGGCGACCAGGTCTGCACCGTCGATGGCCAGCGCATCGACGTCTACGCACCGTCGCTCTCCTGCTTTGTGCCTCGTTCGCGCGTTCCGGAGGCCGACTTCTCTTCGTTCGAGGTGCCGTCCTTTGGGTTGGACCTCTCCGTCCCGACGTACGTGGCGGACGTCACGTACGTCAACGGCTACATCGTCGTGGCGCTCATCGCATCAGGGACGAGCGGGACGCGCTCTTGCCTCGTCTCTGTGATCGACGCGGCCACGAAGGCTGTGGTGCGAGGTCCGGAACTGCTGTTCACGTCGACCGTCAATCTCGAGGTGGGACTGGCGTCCTTCGGCACGCGGTGCGTTCTCGGATCCAATAACCCGTCACTCGCCCAGGTTTTTCTATACACGCTCGACACGGCCAGCGCGGCGACCGTGGAGTCTGGCTGGTCAGCAGCCGTCGGATTGGGCGCGGCAACGGGGACCGACGGCCAGCTCGCGATGGCGTCGATGCCGACGGCTACCGACCGCATCGCCGTGGCCTACGTCATTGGCTCCGGCACGAATCGACTCGTCGTGAAAACGTACGGCGCGTCGGGGGTCATCGAGACGGTCACAATCGACACGGGCGGCGTGACCCCGGACCTCGACACGGTCGACCTGAGTGACCAAGGCGAGACGCTCTGGGTTTGCTGGGCGATCGCAGGGACAGCCTATGTCGTAGGCCTCAACCCGACCGACATCGACGGGACGATGTACGCGACGAAGCACGCAGGTGGCATTGTCGCGGGCATTGACGGCCTGTGGATCTCCACGGCTGGCGCCTCTCAGGCCATGCTATCCGCCAGCTATACCGTCACTTCAACGTCGGGCGTGATGGTGCGCCGCATCGCCATCGTTGGCGGCGAAGCGGTGGGGGAGTCGCCTGGAGCATCGTCTTACGAGAATGCTCATTTCGTAGGCCGCTCATTCCTGAAGGGTGATCGCGTCTATCAGTGGGTGTCTTCGGACAATTCCGACGACCTCACGCTTTGCGACATCACGCGGTCGATCGGCGGCGACGACTTCCCGCATTACCTCCGGCCCGTCGTAGCTCCCATCGTCCGCGGACTTCGCTCGAGCTTCCTGTTCCATCGCTGCCGGACGGTCTCGACGGGGGCAAATACCTTCGCCTTTGCGTTTCCAGTGAAGGCGACGGGGACCAGCGCTAGTGCGATGGCGATCGAGATCGACTTCGCATCCTCGCAGCGATGGAGCGCGGTCGAGTATCACCGAAGCACCTATCTCTCTGGCGGTGTCGTGACATTCTTCGACGGCTCGACCATTACCGAGTCGGGGTTCCTCTGCGCGCCTCCGCTGTTGGGCATCGATACCGCGACAGCGGGAACGCTCACGCTCACGAACGGCGGCCGCCGCTACGTGGCCGTCTATGTATCGCCCGATGCTGACGGCAACCTGAGTATCTCTGGCGTCTCGACGCCGACCGAGCCGACAGGCAACTGCGTCTCGAAAAAGGTGACCATCGGCCTGCGACCGCTCTCGATCACAATGCGTGGTGCAAAGTCGTCGCGCGACCGCGGCCCCGGCATTCAGATCCACGTCTACGCAACGACCGACGGCGGGGAGGAGCCCTATCACCTCATCAAGAGCATCGACAACGACCCGCAGACGTCGCTCCTAACCATTACCGACGAGCTCGACGAGACCACGGTGGCATCGGGCGCGCTCCTCTACGGCTCCGGCAATCTTCCGGGGACGCTACAGGGCGGTCAGCCTGGCGGACCGCAGGACCACCGTTCGCCTCCGGGTCTACGGTCCTTGGTGGCGTATAATGGCATGCTGGTCGGCGCGACTGATTACCAGATCTGGCACACGTCGCAGCCCGTCTACGGTGAGGCTCCGTGGTGGTCGCCAGTCTTCACGCAGCAAATCGACGGGACGATCACCGCTCTGTTTGTGCAGGACGGCGCGCTCTACGCGACGACGAGGGATGGAGTCTATTCGAACAGCGGCGACCCGCCGAACGACGCCGGCACAAGCGGCGGGCTCAGCCTCCCGCGAAAGCTCGCGGTCGAACGCGGGTGCATCAACGCGCGCTCGGTGTGCGTCACAAGCGGAGGCACGTTCTACCAATCGAACCGCGGCTACGAGCTCTTCCGGTCGGGCGGGATTACGCCGGTCGGCGACCTCGTACAAGACACGCTCGCGGAGTTCCCGAACGTTACGAGCGCCGTCTTCGACGCCCAGCACGGACTCGTTCGAATCGCGCTCGCGAAGACGCTCGATTCTGACGGGCTCGTCGATAGCACCGACGGAGGGCGCGATCTCATCTTCGACGTCATTCTCGGGGTGTGGGTCTCGGTCGATCGAAAGCAGGGCTCAACGGCCGACCAGGCTTCGCAAGACGCGATGATGGCGACGATCGACGGCGAGCCCCTCTACGTGTGGCTCGCGGCCGACGGCACGCTTTATCGCGAAGCATCGGACTACCTCGACAGTTCTGCGTGGGTCGCGATGCAGGCCGAGACCGGATGGATCCGCATCGCAGGTATGCAGGGCGAGCAGTTCATCGACCGCATTCTCCTTCTCGCGCGCTCCCTCACTGCGCACGACCTCACGATCGAGCTGGCCTTCGACTACTCGGACACGTACACGGCAACGCGCACCTTCACGGCAGCACAGATCGCGAGCCTCACGCGCGAGTGGCTCGACGCCGAGGTGAACCCGACGACAAGTCAGGCTGTCCGTGTGCGCGTCACGGACGCGACTCCGAGTACGGGCAGCGTCGGGACGGGCGAGGGCGGCAAATGGATCGACCTCACCTTCAACGGCCAGCCGCATCGAGGCGCGAAGCGCACGGCGGGCGCGCAAAGGAGCGGATGAGCATCATGGAGGAGCATCATGGCTGACGCAGGCGGCGGCGGGTTTTCGGGCGCGGACGCGGTTGGAGCAGCGGCAGGCGTAGCCGGGCTCATCCCTGCATTCATCGGGCGTGGCCAAAACCAGCGGCTCGCGCAAGGTTTCTACGGCCAGCCCGGATACGACAAAAACGCAGCGTTTTACGGTGGCCAGAAGGGCGGCCTTCAGGCGTATACGAATCAGCAACAGCTCGGCGCGAACGCGGCGGACGCCCGGAACGCGTACCTCGCGAACTACGGTCGCGCGGACACGTGGGAGCAGGCTCAGGCAAACGCGAGGCAAGGACAACAGACGCTTGCTCAGGCGCAGATGGCTCGCGCGCTTGGCCAGACACCGAGCATCGCGCAGATGCAGGCCGATCGCGAGATGAAGCAGGCGCAGGCCGCGCAGGGGGCCCAGCAGGCATCCGCGCGCGGAGCCGCGGGGCTCGCGCTCGCGGGTCAGGTCGCCGCGGGCAACACCGCCAACGCGCAGAGCGCCATCGCAGGTCAAGCGCAGGTCAACGCCGCAAATGAACGCATGGCCGCCGAGAGCGCGGCGCAGAACGCGTATGGGAGCATTCGCACGGGCGATGCGAACGCTCAGGCAAACGCCGCGCAGCAGGCGCAATTCCAAGCGCAGCAGCAGCAAGCGAATCGTGACGCGAACGACAACCGGGCCATGGGGTACGCCCAACTCGGCGCGCGCGCGAACGAGGCGGAGCTCAACGCACGCACGTCCAACCAGGGCACGCTCGCGGGCTCAAACACGACAGCGCAGGCAGTGAATCAGCGATCTGCGGACCAGAACGCAGGCAGCAAGGGACTAATCTCCACCATCAGCGATTTCTTCAGCGACGAACGCACGAAGACGCCGCTGCTCCTGATGGGCGGAGCTCCGCGCCGTCCTGACGAAGCGATGCCGATGATGGGCGCAGGCTCCGGCGCTGCGGTGCCGAGCTACGAGGTCCTGAACGGCGGCGGCGAAGACGTGGCCGCTTCGGGCCGCGCGATGAGCAACTTCGCGACGAAGTACGCGAACAACCCGGTTGCGCAGCCCACGATGTATTCCGACGAGCGCACAAAGCGGCCGCTACTCGCCCGCGGCCGCAGCTACGACACTCCATTATCGCCGGCCGAGGAGGCTGACTTTCAGGAATGGAAGAAGAAGTACGCGCCTCGTGACAGCGGTGCTGATTACGACCTCCGCGGCGCCTTTCGCGCTGGGCTCACGCCCGACGGCAAGACCGGGCACTGGGAGGACACGTTCAAGAAGCCGAACCATCCGACGTTCTCCAACCAGTCGCAGTACGCGGACGACGAGCCTGCGAAGGCCGGAGCGTGGGACGGAGAGAAGTACATCCCGCCGTCCAAACTCGGCATGTCGCGCGGCGGGCGCGGTCCGCGCGGTGAAGGCGTCGGGGACCCGGACGCACCGCGCGTAACCTTCGATCCGATCCGCGGATGGACGCGCGAGGGCGACGAGCGCCCCGATCCCGCGGTGCTCCGGAGCGCGATGCAGGAGCAAAACGCACGCGACACAGAGGACGCGAGCATCAATGACCAGGTCGAAGCACGCCGCGCGCAGGACGCTCGCGAGCGAACCGATCCGGCCGTCGGGCTCGACCGCATCGCTCGCGATCGCAGCATGATCCGCACGCCTGCGCCGGTCGACGCGAACGCGATCGCCGATCAGGAGCAGGGCGTTGCGCCAGGCACCAACGACTTTGCTACGACGGTCCCGAAGGCCGACCCGGGCCCCGGCAAGCGCCCGTGGTGGATGGGCCTCGGCGACGCAAGCAAGCAGCTCAACGACGCGCAGTTCGGAACCGCGCCGCGCGGCATGGTCTCCGACGCACGGGCAAAGGAAGAGGCCTTCAACAAGGGCAAGAGCGAAGGGCGAAGCGAGGTTCTTGACGACGTGCTCGCGCCGCTCTCTGGCGACGAACCCTCGTTCATCGCCAACAAGAGCATTCCCGTGCGGGCGGCTTACGCCAACTTCACGCCTCCCACGGGCAAGGTGATCAGTGCCGCGTCTGACCTACGTGACGCGGCAAAAAGCAACCGACCCGAGCAGCAGGCCGCGCTCGACGAGTCGCGACGGGCATGGTTCGGCAGTAAAGACTTCGACGAGCCGGGCCCGGACGCGACGCCTTCGCCGACACTCGCGCGAGGAGTGCGCGAAAGGGATGGCGCCGACATCTTCGATCGCGACGCGCAGAACTTCCCGCCCGCGAGCGCGCAGAAGCGCAGCGCACCGAGCGGGCTCGATCGCGATGAGCAGTACATGTCCGACGCCAACCGAGCCATGAGGGGCTCTGCCTATGCGTACAAGGCTCCGTTCACGCCTCCCGATCAGGCCCCAGGCGAACCAAATTTCGGGCCGATGGCGCAGAACATGGAAAAGAACCCGATCACCGCGACGGCAGTGAAGACGGATCCCGCGACGGGCCTGAAGACGATCGACCGCGACAAGGCGCTCAAGGTCACCATGGCCGGCCTCGCGAGTCTCCAGCGCCAGAACGACAACATCATGGCGCTTCTTCCCGGCCGGAAGGTACGCAAATGAACGGCCCCTCGTTCGGCTACCTGAACCTGCTCGGGCAGGGGCTCGATGCACCCGCTCCCGCGCCGCATCCCACGCTCGACCTGCCGGCGGACACGATCACGCCGACCGGCGCAGCCATGGCGCCAACGCCAGCGGTCTACAACGCGCCGACCTCGCAACCATGGCAGCCACCGGCCGACCCGCTTGGCGCGCCGCCCGCGCCAAGCGCGTACAACCCTGGCGTTGCCAAGAATCCGCTCGAAGGCCTCGACCTCGTCAGCATGGGGGCCGCGGCAGGGCCTCCGATGCCGACGCCAGAAGAGAAGGCGGCTGACCAGGCCGCGAAGACGGCCAGTCCTTCGCTCGCGTCTGCAGGTCCCGACGACGTGCAGTATCGCCAAGTCGGCGGAGGCGCCGTCACTCCGGCGCACGAGGCGTACGGGCGCGGCCCGCTCCAGCACGAGGCGCTTATGGCGTCCTTCGAGCCCGAGGCCGAGGCGGCGACGCGCGGCGACTTCCGCAATCAGATCGTCAGCCAGATCGCACAAGACGAATACGAGTACCAAGCGCGCCAGGCGCTCGCCCAGCAGGAAGCCGCGCAAAAGGTCGCCACGCAGCGGGCTGCCGAGCTCCAGCACCTCGAGATGGACTACGCCGATCAGGCGCAGAAGCTCGGGCAGATGAAGCTCGACTCGAATCGATGGTGGGCGAACAAGAGCACGGGCGACAAGGTCGCTTCGCTGCTCCTCGTCGCCGTCGGCGGCTTCAGCGCGCTCGGCAACGGCGGCCACAACTTCGCCCTTGATGGCGTCATGCGCGATATCGACGCGGACGTTGCCGCGCAGAAATTCGATTACGACGTGGGGCTCGACCAGGCGAAGGCGGCGCAGAACGCGTACGGCATGGCGCTCCAACGCTACGGCAGCGAGGACGCGGCGCTTGCGCTAGCGCGCGCGGCGGGCCTCAACTACGCAGCAGCGAAGGCGAACGCGCTAAAGGCGCAGTACGGTGGCGCGGACAGCGCGAACGCGGCGGACGAGATTCGCGCGAAGCTCGAAGCGGAGCGCGACAAGACGCTCGCAGCAGGCTTCAAGTTCATCCCGTCGCAGGTCGCCGCGCCGAAATACAAAGTCAGTATCCGTGGTCAGGAGCTCCCGGGTACGCTCGGTGAGAAGGAAGCGCAAGCCGCGGTGGTCGAGCACGGGGTCAAGCCGGCCGAACGCGTCGATGAGAAGGTGGTGGAGGGCGGCATCCAGTCGACGCTCGCAGACCGGAAGCAGCAGGGAGAGGAGCGGCTCCAGGCTCAGAAGCTCGCCGCCGAATCGCAAAAGAAGGGCGCCGAGAACATTGTTGTCCTTCCCAACGGCGAATCGGTGGCGGCGCCGTCGTCCGCGGAAGCGACGAAACTTCGTGAACTGGCCACGTCGGTCTCAAACGCTCAACAACTCGTCAACGAGGCTCGCACGATCCGAAGCGATGCGAACTGGCTCGCGTCGCCGACGAAAGCGAAACGCCTGAAGCAAATCCAGGCGGAGCTCACGCTGTCGTTCAAGGATCGCGGCGGGCTTGGTGCGCTTTCCGGACCCGATACGAAGCTCGCGCAGGACGCGACCGCCGACCTTCTTTCGTTCCCTGGCATCGGGACAGACTCGGCGCTTGAGGGCTTCGCAAAAACCACCGACCGCGCGCTCCAGAATCGCGTGCGTACCATCGCTGGCGCACCCGATAACGCGCAAGGGAAGCTTTCGCCGGAAGCACAGAAGAGCCTCCAGGTCCACGGAAAGAAGTAATGGCTGAACCTACCAAGCGCGTAGCGGTCATTACCGCCGCCGGCGACTTCGCGACGATTGATGAGAAGTACGCCGACGAGATCGAGCGCACTGGCGGCCGTCGGCTGACGCGCCAGGAGGAAGCTCAGCGCGCCGTCGATGAGCGCTACGAGGCGCTTCCAACATGGCGGAAGGTCGCCGGCGCTGTCGGCACCGCTGCCAGCGCCGTAACGCCGCTCACGGTGGGGTCCACCGCGGACGCGCCGCCCGAGGTGCAGGCGTACAGCGAAGGCGTTGGCGAAGGCCTCACGGGCGGCTTGCTCCAGGCTGGCACCCGCAAGATCGCGGATGCGGTCGGTGGCCAGGCCGCAGGCGACCGATACGCCGAGCAGATCGAGCAGTCGCGCGAGGCATCGCCCATCGCTCACGGCATCGGCACGACGGCTGGCATGATCGCGGGCTCCGTCGTTGGCGGTGAATCGCGGGCAGCAAGGGCGCTCCCCTCAGCCGGCATCTCAGCAGCGGGTGTGCCCGTCGAGGCATTCGTCGAAAGACAGCTTGCGGGGCTCGCGACAAAGGGCGCGCTCGGTCGCGCGACGACGACGGCGGCCGGGCTGGCCGCACGCGGCGCGGTCGAGGGTGCTGCATTCAGCGGGCTCGATCAGGCGTCCAACAACGTCCTGAACAACAAGGAGACAGGCGACAAGCTCTACGCCGCGATGGGCCACGGGGCGCTCACCGGTAGCGGGCTTGGAGCCATCCTTGGCTTCGGCGGCAGCCTCGGCGCGTCGGGCGCCCGCGCTGCGTCGTCGAAAATTGCGCGCGCGTTCGGCCGCGGCGGCAACGCCGCGAAGGAAGCCGCGGGCGAGCTCGCAGCGCAGCAGGCGGCAGGCGTCCCTGCCCCATACCTGTCCGCTTCCGACCTCGAAGCGGGCATCCGCGAGGGAGCTCCGCGCGCAGAGTCGCCCTTCTCTGTCGGCGGCGAGTTCGCGACGCTGAAGCCTGGCGGCAAGCCGCGCTCGATCCCGACCGAAGACGCGATTTCGTTCCGACGTGGCGTTACCGTCGACACCGACGCTGGCCTGCGCGGAGCGCTCGACGAACCCGGCGCAACTATGCATACCGCTGGTTCGCTCAACAGCGACGTCTTCAACCTGTCGAAGGGTGTGCCCGCCGAGGGCGGCGCCTATCGCGACTTCACCGAGCCCCACCTCATCGACGCGGAAGCGGGTATTGCTCGAAAGGGCCAGAGCGGCAAGTTCCAAGGCAAGCTTCCGACCGAAGACGCGATTGTTCCGGCAAATCGCAAGGGCGTCCGTCGCGTCGACATGGGAGACGTCGAGGGTGAGCTCCCGGAGGCGAGGAGCCCGATCAAGGTCGCTGCGGAGGAGGGCCCTGCTGCGACGGGACCGAAGCTCGGCGGCATCGTCGATGCGCTCAACAACCCGACGAACGCCGCGCGTGGGTACGCGCAGGATCAGGCCTGGAAGGCCGTTGGTGCTGGTTTCGGTCTTCAGACGACGCGGTACGCGAAGCAGGCGGCGAAGTATCTGCCGGACGGGACGCGCGGAGCGGGCGAAATTGCGATTCGCTACGGCATCGTCGACATGGGCGACCAGGCGGCGACGCCGTTTCAGGCCGCCCTGACCGCAGCAAAGACGGGTACGCCCGCGGAAATGCTTCCGCGCATCACGGCGGCGAAGGACTCCGTTGGTCAGCAGCTCGGCGAGATCACCGAGGCGAGCGGTGCTCGCGTGCACGAGGATGACCTTCGCAAGGCCTTCAAGGCGGTCCGCGATCCGCTCGACAAGATCGCCGGCAACGAGCACGTGGTCGACGCGATCGACCGTTACGCCGAGTCGCTCGGGACGAAGCTCCGCGCGGCGCCCGACGGTACGGTCAGCGTTCAGGACCTGCTCGAGCAGCGGAAGGGGCTCGACCAGATCGTCTACCAAGAAACGAGGACGATGGACCCAGGGCGCCGCGTTCAGGCGCTTCGGGACATCCGAGGCAAGCTCGAAGACGTCATCGAAGAGGCGATGGACTCGGCGAGCGGCAAAGTACCAGGTGAGCTCAAGGCGAAATACAAGGCCCTCAAGCGCGACTTCACCGGCCTATCCATCCTCGAAGAAGCTGCCGAGGACAGTGCAGCGCGCGCATCGAAGCACGCCACTCTCGGCTTTGCCGAAAAGACCGCCGCCCTGATGGGCCTCGCGACCGGCCACGTTGGCGCGCCCGTGCTCGCGGTCGGAAGCAAGTTCGTCAAGGAACGGGGCAACGCCGCTGCCGCCGCGTTCCTCACGCGTGCCGCGGACAGCGGCATGATCGAGACCGCCGTTTCGAAATTCAACGACCGCGTCAAACGTGCCGCCGGTGGCGTGCTACGCGAGTCGACCGAGGCGGCGCGCTCGCGTCCGAAACTCTCGCCGCAAAGCGAGGGCGCATCGCGCGACGATGCGCGGGCCGAAGTCTTCGCAAAGCAGAAGCAGGCGCAGGCGATTGTGAAATGGATGGGCGACGTGCGAGCAAATCCGCAGCGCCTCATGGAGCAAATCAAGGACGCCAGCGCCATCGTCGGGCGCGCGGCAGGCCCTCAGGCGGCGGAGTCGTATACGGCGGCCGCGCTTCGAGCCATCTCGTTTATTGCCGGCCACATTCCGATTCGCGAGCGGCGGGACCCGCTCGACCCGCGCAGCGTCCCGCCGATGACGTTCGACGAGGCGGATCGGCTCATCCGCGCAACGAAGTATGGCCTCCATCCGGAGACGGTGTACGACGACTTCGAAAAGGGGGTCATCACTCCCGAGGGACTGCGCGCGGCGAACACGTTTACGCCCGACGACTTCAAGGAATTTCAGCTCGAGCTACAGCAGCATGCCACGAGCAAGGTTTTGCGCGGGCACATGCTGACCCAAAGTCAGCGGCTCCGTCTCGATAAGCTGCTACCCTATCCAGCAGGTTCGGACTTCAAGCAAGCGAACATCGCGCGGCTTCAAGCGAACCTGATGAAGGCTCCTCCCGAGCCGACCCCAGCAAACCCGACCGGTGGCGGCCCCCCGCCTCCGCCGGTCGACTTGAAGGTTCAGCAAAGCGGGTTCGACGCTATTGAAGCTCGCATGGCGGGCTGATTCGGGAGGCCGTCATGGCCGGTCCTACCACGCAAAATATTCGGTTCGCAGGCGCTCGGCCCGCGGCCAGCGATCCGGCGGTCGATGGCGACCAGTTCGCGGCGTCGACGACCTACACACTCACAACCCACGCCCGCGGTCTTTGGATCAACACCGCAGGAGACGTCTACGTCGACTTCCTCGGCGGCCAGGACAACAAGGCGCCGTCGACGAACGTCAAGTTCACGGTCCCTGCCGGTGGACTCCTCCCCGTCTGCATCACGAAGATCTACAACACGACGACTGCGACCGGCGTGGTCCTCTACTGAGGCGCGGACGCGATGCCTGCGCAGCAGCAGCACCACGTTACGACGGCGTTCCTGTCGAGCGGGAGTGTTGATGTCGGCCAGTGCGCCGTAAAGGACGCCGCTGGACTTGGGTACGTGGAATCGACGCTCGCCAATCGCACGGCGTCAGGTCGTCAGTCGTCGGGCATTGCAATCTCCGCTGGTGATCCAGACAACACCGCATTCGAGCTGCAGGTCGTCGGTGAGATCCCGCCGAGCATCACGGGACTCGGCGCCGGCACCTCCACGTACGTCAAGGTCTCCGATGCGGGCTACCTCGCGCGCACCAACACGCTGGATTCGAGCGTCGTCGGCCGCTGCGACGCGGACGGCACCGCATACGTGTGCTTCCCGCTTGCCGGTTGGTCGTTCGGGTTCACCGGCTTCACTGCCGGCGGCGACCTCACCGGCACGTCGACGAGCCAGACCGTCGCGAAGATCCAAGGCGTCGCAATCAGCGGCACCGCCGCGAGCGGCAAGACGCTCGTCGCGAGCGGCGCGGCGGCCGCGAGCTGGCAGACGCTGGCCGTTGGCGCGAGTCCGGCCGGCTCGACGGGCGACATCCAAGTAAGGGTCAACTCGACCACGCTTGGCATCGTCGGGTTCTGGACCGCCGTCGATAACGCCGGCACGCTCCGCGCGAGCTACTGGGACTCGGACGGCACGACGCTACGCTCCGTTTTTCAGCTCAGCGGCGGCGCGTTCTATCCGACAGAGACGTTTGCGAATGGTGGCTTCATTCGCATCTCGTCGGCATTCGCTACCGGCTCCCTCTCACTCATCGCCGCGAAGGTTGGTATTGCGACCGTCGTTGGGATGGGGATGTCCAGCGGTGACTGGTACTTCGGTGACCCCAATCTCATAAACGGCACCAACCTCTATGGTGGCAGCTTTATGCAGATCACCGGTGGTTCGGGTGTCGTCATCGACGGCTCGATGATGGGCACCAACGTCATCGGCACCGGCGGACTCAAAGTAAACGGCGTGGCTGTGACCACCAGCGCGGCGACGGGAAGCACCGCGGGTCTCATGTCCGCCGCGGACAAAACGAAGCTTGACGGCATGCAGCCGGAAGGCGCGGCGGGCGCGGTCGCCGCGATGGCGATCGACTGGTCGGCCGGCAGCGTGTTCACGAAGACGCTCGCGGCGGGCGCCAACACGTTCACGTTCTCGAACGCCACTAGCGGCCGCATGATCACCGTGCGCGTGACGGGCGCAGCGAGCACACTCACGTGGCCCACGGTCAAATGGCCTGGCGGTGTGGCGCCTACGCAGACGGCGAGCGGCACCGACGTCTACACGTTCGTTCATGACGGCACGAACATCTACGGCACTGTCGTGCAGGCGATGGCATGAAGATCCCGTTCGCATTCCGGAGGCGAGGGATTATCAGGAGCCTCCCCTGGTCGTTGCTCCTCATGCCCGGCGGCTACAACGGCTCGGGCACGTGGACCGGCACCGCAAGCGCGGGTACGAGCGGCTCCACCAACCTCGTCGACAGCGGCTCAAACCCGCCGGGTCTCACGAGCAACTACGCCACGTTCAACGGATCGACGCAGCTCATCATCA